TTGTTATCTAGATATTTTCAGGCGTTTATTAAGGGCTGAATATATTTTTGGTACTTAATATTATGGTTGGATTAGCTCTCTTCGCATGGTGATAAAATAACACTTATGTCTGGTATTGAGATTTTCTTGCTTATTTATAGTGTTGTATTCGTCGTATGTCTTGCAGTATACTTCGTCTTAAAATATGCAACGGATTCAAGTGTCGACTGAATTTGTATGTAGACAATTTTATTCAATAAACTCTTCAGGAAGTTTATTGTCTTATCTTATCTGACGCGTGAACCTTGCCGTATTCACGTAACTTGTAGGCAGAATTTTGAGAGCATAGTAGCTTTTAAATGAAATTTGTGAAAGTTGTAAGAGGCGATTAACAGGTTTTGTTATTAGTGAGTATTTATAACTCTCAGGTTTGGACACCTTTAGAAAGTCCACGTTGCGGTCAAAGTCCACATTCTAGCAATATACCAAAGGTTGAGCGATTTTTAGAAAGAATGCAGGAATGATAGACGCGCCACACTGGAGCCAAACGTATGTGCTGGATTGCCATTCGAATGGGCGTGTGGAGTGCGGGAAAATTACCTCACATGGATTCATTAACTCTACTCTTACAAAACGTAACTATCATCGAGGATTTAAAGGAACGTGACAAGCAGACCAAAAGTCATAAGACTTCCGCAAACACTTTACCTCTTTTTGTGGATGATTTGGGATTCGTCCCAACACCACCTAACCAATCGTTCGAAGTATTGGTTGAAGAAAGAAGCTCCGATGAATTGGAACCTCTTCCTCCTCCCCCTAATAATATTAAGGGAAAGAAGAAAGCGTATAGTCCAAAAAGAACTGGAAAATCGAATAAGATGATGAAGGCTCTTATGAGTTATGAACTCGAAGAGAGAATAGAAATCATGAATGAGGCCTTTAGGGTCGGACAAAAACGTAGTATCTCGAAGAATAGAGATAAAAAGTATAAAATCAAAGCTCAAGGCGGTTCACGCCTAGTCCAAATTGCTAATAGCGGACTTAATTGTGAACACACCCCCAATTCATTGTTAGAGGGGCGTGTTGAGCCACAAGGTTTATTTACTAGTACGGTTACGTTCGAACCCGAAAGTATTGCCACTTTGGAACGCTTGACTCAAGCTGCTTCCGAAGCTGCCAAGACCATTTCGAACATCAGTGTCACCCACGGATTTTCGAATGATCTCGTGGAGAATATTGATGACAAATATTCCCACTTAACAGATTTTGCTGTTGTCGTTCTGGTGGCGACTATATTGATCAATTTCAAACCAGAAGGAAAGTTCCAACGTGGAGCTTTGTATTCTGTTGTTGGCGTTGTTCTCTTGTCCCGTGTACCTATGAAGGAAATGTACGAGTCATTTTTCAAGAAATGGCTCGTTGACGGTCCTGATAATATAGTACCTCAATCAGGTCTGATTGCAGACGACATTTCAGGAATGGTTTGTACCTTCTTGAATATATATTCAATGGCAAAGTCGGGTCCAATTTTTGATCCTGCCCATCTTGTAAAGAGCATGTCCCAATTTGGGAGATTGAAGCAAGGAGTTGATTCCATAACTAAGACTCTGTCTTTGGTTATTGGATTCATCTATGCCAGTATTGATTATTGGTTTAGAGGCAAACCTTTCTTTCTCGGTTCGGGTCACGCGTTTGTAGATGAATTCCTTCAGGAATCGTCTGATATAATGCGTTTAGCTCAGGCCAAGAAGTTGGATCACAATCAGAGCTCTCTCGATCGTGTTAGAGCGAATATGACGCTTGGAAATTCTATATTTCTCAAGTTGTCAGGCCATGAGATGGCTAATCTCCGTGTTGTTGTGCTGAATACGCTGAAGGAAATGAAGGATATTGAGAAAATTCTCACAAATTCTAATTTTCAGTTTGCTGGTATTCGCCAGGAGCCCTCATCTTTATTGATGATGGGACCGCCTGGAGCTGGAAAATCGCAAGCTATGCAGCACATAGCTCATGCGATTAATTCTCGCACTTTAGCTCCTGAAGAATGGAAGCAATATTGCGAGAATGCGAATACTGCTACTTTCAACAGGGTCACTGAGTGTAAATACTGGGACGGTTATAAAATGTCCCATAATGTTGTCTTTTGGGATGATATATTACAGCTTCGCGACTCTATTGGGGATGGTGATAACGAAGCTATGGCCATTATTCGTGCAGTTAATGTTTTTGAATATCAATTACATTGTGCGGATATGGCTATGAAAGGAAATACTACCTTTCGCTCAAACTTCGTTATTGCCAATACCAATCGTAGGAGTTTTGATCTTGAAAGCATACACGATAAAGGTGCCTTCATGCGCCGTTGGGATTTGGCATGCGTAGTTTTGCCTAGAGCTGAATTCTGCAAAGACCCAAACTCTGAGTTGTGGAAACGCAAGTTTTCAGACGAGAGTTTGCCAGTTTGGACCGAAGATCTTTTGGTTCGAGATGGGATTAGGTCACCGCATTATGATGATCTTATAGGTACTACTAGAATGCACCCCGACATGTGTGAATATCATGTGCAGAAACTCTGTAACGGTGAATTTGTTGACGATCAAATAGTTGACTTTGAAACTCTTATAGAGATGTATCATGATGTTTACCGTAGGAAGAAGAGGTATTTTGATGGATATCTCATTGATCTTGACTCTACACTGTATAAGTATAGAGATGATATTAGTGAGGAGACCATGAAGCTCGATATGGAGCTTCTCTATGAGGCCGATAACAAGCCTCAATCTGGAAGAGTGACCGACGAAACTCTTTCTGATGGTATGCTCGTCATCCACGAGATGTGGAATCGAACTCTATTTTTACATAATAGAGTTTTGCATGCGCGTTTGGCTAGCCGAATACGATTTCGAGTTAGTCAAGGACGACGCTTGAGTAAAGTTATAGATCTTTACTTCAGGCTTTTCCATTGTCTTCCGGAAGTGTCTGATGCTCCTATTAGCACCCCGGAGGAATTTTGGGCGAATTTCCAACCTGATTGGATTGAACTCGACCAATTGGCCAATGATGATCTCTTCGATCTTTATGCCCCCATAGTTGGTCCTTTACCAGTTCCCCAATCAGGTAGGCGTTCTTCCTCAGATGATGAGGCCGAAGAGAAAGCTAAGAAAGGTTTGTTGCCCGATCTTACATATAGATTGGATCATCAACAAGAATTGGCTTTCCTATTTATAAAGGAAACAGATCCTATACGTTACGACGCGATGGATGTTCTTATAAAACATCTTGTTGTTACGTCGACTACGGAAATTGACGTAAGGATGTCTGCTTCGGATGCATTTGAATTGGTGCTCCGGGCAACTGAACGAGACAAGGTTTCTGATCTTCAAAGTTTTAGAAGAATCAGTGAATCTTGTTTTGAGGAGTGGAGAATTTCTCTCTCCTCATATGTTCCAAAGCATACTACCGTAGATAAAATTAAGTATGCAATGGCAGAACTTAAGATCAAAATGAGGGACGCTGTAGTTCAACCCCAGTGGGTAGAGAGAATAAAGAACATTTATGGTCAGTGCGCTGGCTATTTGTCGTTTCAAGCTAGTGAACTTCCTGGAGACGTTATGAATCCTTCTAGGCTCTCGCGAGCAAGTAGGACGCGTCTCTTTGGGAGTGTAGGCTTGATAACTCTCGCCGGCTCTGTGGCGATGGGTTTTAAACTCTTCAAAATTTTCTTCTCGAAGAGTAATTCGCCACAATCAGATGAACGATTCAACCGAGTCGTTCGTGCAAAACACCAGCATAGAATTCCTCGGAACAGGGCGGAAGCTCTTTCCAGAGTGAATCAAAATGTTGTTGGTGTGGCTAAAATGATTATCAACAAGAGTGTCTTTGAGGTCCTCCTTCCTTATGAAGGGGGTGAAAACAAAGGCATTTCTGTTGGTTTCTGTATAGCTGTGAAAGGGAGTGTACTTCTTCTTCCTTACCATTTTGTTTCTCAAGTATATGGTAGAATAGAAAATAAAGAAGTAGAAGAGAATGATAAGATCACTCTTCGCCGTCCAGGTTGTTCAGATGCCTACTTCATTCTGACTTGTCGAGAATTTCTCGACGGTTTTGAAGATTTTGAAGAAGGTTATGTCAAGGACTTGGCATTCGTCAAAATGCCAAAGAGATTTCAACCTTCGAAGGACATTACGGACCATTTTGTGACAGAAAAACAAATGTCATATTATACTAAGGTTCAGAGTGTTCTTCATATTCCTGGGCGTTCAGAAACAGACGACTCTGAAAAGTGGGTTGTCATGGCTCAGTCATTCCGCAGTGTTGATATAAACGGGGACGACATTGAACCATATAGACTTTCGGAGGTCTTTAAATATCCGGCCCATACCACTTATGGAGATTGCGGTTCCCTTCTTTATGTAGATGATAGAAGGTCTTCCGCATCCATAATTGGTTTGCATGTGGCGGGTTGTGCAGAGCTTGGTCATGGGTATGCGTCCAAAGTCACTAAGGAATTTATCTTGCGTGGTATAAAACACACAGGAGATCCTTATGTAGAAGACGACATGCCTAGTCTGCCTCTGGAACCTATCATATCTCCAGTGTCTTCATTGACTACTGAAGGTAAGGTAGAGCCACATTGCAAAACCCCTCATAACATCGGGGTATCGAAAATCGCACGCTCACCATTGTATGGTGAGTTGGGCCCTGTGACAAAGGCCCCAGCGAGACTTCGTCCATTCCGTAATGAGGAAGGTGAGATGGTGGATCCTATGTACTTAGCTCTTCGCAAGTACGGAAAACCAGATGTCTATTTTGATCCTGATCTTTTAAATAATGCTCGGGACGCTCTTTATGATTATCTGGTTTCTTCTTCGAAGCATCGAGTTGAAAAGAAGATTTTCACCTTCGAGGAAGCTGTTCTAGGGGACAATTCTCCCGAATTTACCTCTATTGCTCGAGGGAAATCTGCTGGTTTTCCTTATAATTGCATGCCAGGTAAATCTTCCAAGGAACGTTTCTTTGGAAGTGGAGTCGATTTCGATCTGGATAATCCAGAGTGTCAGCTCCTTAAGGAGAGGGTTGAAGATATTGCTAGTAAAGCCCGTAAGGGAATACGTTCCAAGCATTACTTCACTGATTGTCTCAAGGATGAGTGTAGACCACTGGCGAAAGTCAAGAGTGGAAGCACCCGTTTGTTTTCAGGCAGTCCAGCCGATCTTCTTATTGTCACGAGGATGTATTTTGGTTCATTTTGTAAATGGGTCATTAAAAATCGTATAGACAATGGGATTGCTATCGGCATCAATGAGTACGGTTCTGAGTGGGAAATGTTGTCGCGCAAGCTCAATGTTTTCGGAGAGCAGAACAATAAAGGGGCAGGAGATTTTTCTTCGTTTGATTGTTCCCATAAGCCTGTAGTTTTTCAGGCGGCTTTGGATATAATTCAAAGATGGTATGGGGATCATTTGTTGGAAGAGAAAAGTGCTCGGGACATATTGTTTCTCGAAGTTACGAATTCTCAGCATCTCTGTGAAGGTGTCCTTTACAACTGGGTTTCTTCATTGCCCAGTGGTCATCCTCTCACAAGTATTGTTAATTGCTTGTGTAATCATCTCTACTTTAGGATGTCTTGGAGTATGTTGATGCATCCCAGGTCGCTTGCGTGCCATGATTTTAACGATCACGTGTACTTATGCGTTCTTGGGGATGACAACATATTTTCGGTTTCCTATCATTATAGTGACAGTTTTACGGAGTTTAATATTCAAGACCCCATGTCTAAGATGGGGCTTGTGTATACTCCTGAGGATAAAGACTCCCAATTTGGAACGTCACTTCGACCTTTGGGTGAAGTGAGTTTCCTTAAAAGGAAGTTTAGAGTCCATAGCAATACTGGAAAGTATGTCGCTCCCTTAGATATGGAATCTATATTCAATAGATTGAATTGGGTTCGTAAAGGAGCTAATGTTTATGGAGATACAGACGCGAATGTACGTGAGTGCATTTGTGAGCTTAGTCTCCATGACAAGCCTACTTTCAACGAGAAAACTTTCATTATCCTATCGACTGTTGAAAGAGTTGGAGGTCTTGAAATTCCGCCCTTTTCCAAATATTCTCACGTATATGATTTGGTACGGAGAAGAGAAGTTGGAATGATTGAAGGAATAAGCTTCGATTCTGGTTACATACTTCCCCTAACCAAAGAGCCGGTTAAACGGGGGATGGAATGCTTAATCGAAGGACAGGCTGGCCTATTTAGGCCTACTTCCAGGATGGCCTGCTTGCAGCCCAAGCTATATCCAGGAACCCGGCAAACTCACGAGTGCTTAATACGGCACCGTGTTTTAAAACGTATTGCAACAAACTCTCAAAACAATAATCATTTGACCGATGCTTTACCAATCGGTCTCACTACCGACGCTATACTAGAAACGCGGAGAGTGGAAGGAGAGTCTAGTAATCAAAACTCCGATACTACGCGCAGTAATATCGAAGGAGAAGCACCTATCACGCAGGTCGTGAAATATGTGCCCTTAACCAAAACTGTGCTGGACTCCGCGAGGACCGGAGCCACCCAAGACGTTATTTCGTTCCTGGCCAAGCCTTTTAGGCTTGCCACCGGATTTTTGTCTGCAGTGGATTCGTACCCAAATACCAATTGGAGTGCGAATATTCCTCATGACCTTCTTTATACTAATAGTATTTGGTCACAGAAAGTCATAGGGAACTTTGCCTTTAGAGGAACATTGCATTTGACTGTACAGGTCAATGCGAATAGGTTCCAACAAGGCAGGTACCTTTTGTGTTGGGTACCTACTGCTGGTTGTTATGATGCGACCGGTGCAAACAACACAAGTTATTGGAGGAGAATGCATATGGCTAACCTTATGCAAGCTACTCAGTTGCCGCATGTTGAGATTGATCTCAACTGTGACTCTGAGGCCACTCTGATTATACCCCAAGCCACTGTGCAAGGTTGGTCTGCTTTGGATTTTGTCAACCTCACGCAGTTTGGTAGCAATGGATACGTCTTTTTGACGGCCTACTTTCCCGTTGTGGCTCCCACTGGAAGCAGTAGTGTTAACTACACTATATTTGCTCATTGGGAGGATGTTGAACTCGCTATGCCCATACACCCTCAGAGTGGTGTTAGAGCTAAGACTCGGATTAAACACCGAGTTAAGAAGGTTGAGTCCGAGATTGAAGCGGATTCCTCAGGCATAGGTCCGATTGAGGGTTCACTACGTAAGCTGTCTATGGCTGCTGATATAGTGGGAGGAATTCCACTTATTTCGTCAGTAGCTCAGCCTGTAAGTTGGGCTCTTGATGCTGCGGCACGTATTGCTTCCTCTTTTGGTTGGAGCAAGCCGCATTATTCTGCTCCAAGTCAGAAGATGACCAGGTATATAGTTCCGTGTTACACTAATGTGGACACTTCAGACAATTCTACCTTGTTGTCATATTCTGATAAGAATCAGATCGAAAACCTTCCTGGTTTTGCAACAACTGACGTTGACGAGATGTCATTGTTGTATGTTGCCACCACTTCAGCTTTTTATCAGGCTGTGAACTGGCAAACCACAGCTTTGGAAGGTAGCACGTTGATTTCTGCGCCTTTAGCGCCCAACGTGTTTTGGCAGACGTCTACCCAGGCGTCTACTACTCTTCAGCACCTCACTCCCCTTACCTTTGTTTCTCAGTTCTTTGGATTGTATAGAGGATCTATTAAGGTCACTTTTAAAATCGTAAAGACTGAATTTCATTCCGGAAGGTTGGTTCTTTGTTACTATCCTACTGAAGCAGGAGTAACTGCTTATCCTCAGCCCACTACTGCTACTGATGCGTATCTCCATCGAGAGATTATTGACATCAGAGAAGGGTCTGAGTTTTCGTATGTTTTCCCCTTTCAGTCCATTTCGCCCTATAGGAATACTAATGGTACTGATGCCGCATATGGGTTTTTTAAACTCATGGTCCAGAATCCATTGGTTGCTCCTTCGTCTGTCTCTTCTTCTGTGACAGTTATCATGGAAGTTTCAGCTTCGGACGACTTTGAGTGGGCACAGCCTAAGGATATAACTGCTCGACCTATTGCAGTATTCACTGCTCAATCGGGTCGCAACGTTTGCGAAATTACATCTTCGAACGTTGGTGGAGCTCAGGTCGATACTGTCTCCGCAGCTAGATTGTGCATAGGTGAGAGGGTCGTTTCCTTTCGCCAGCTTGTCAATAGATTCACTCCTATAACACCAATTGGTGGTGGGGAGTGGACCTCGAACAAGTATTGTGAGTATTCGCCTTTCGCTATCCCGATTGGTGTTATCACAAGCACTCCTACTGCCATTGCGGCTCCTTGGACCAATGACATTTTTGGTGTCATTGCCTGTATGTACGCGATGGTTAGAGGTGGAGTTAGGTGGAAAGCTTTGACTTTAGAGACTACACCTACAAGTTGTGTTCTCGCTGGCAATTTTGCCAGGAATAACAACTCTGTTTTCCCAGTCTCTGCCATAAGCTGGGGAACTACAATGACCATTTCAAATGTTCCTTATGGCAACAATCGCGCCACTTCTATCTTTAGAACAGAAGCTAGTGGAGGCGCGGAGGTTCAGCATGCTATGTACAATCGTTTCCATTCGATTCCTACAGCATCCATGCTTTCCTCACCCAATGCTACAGCTGCCCTTTTAACAGCCGGGGCAACAAGTAACAGACAGTCTGGTTATTTCTATTGGCCGACTGCACCTGTCAATCCCATATTGATGAGATCTGGCAGTGAGGATACCGCTTTTGGTCTCTTCGTTTCAGTGCCACCCTGCACTGGCTACGTCGAGAATGGAGAGGGCGGTTCCAATTAATTTTCTAATTAATTATTAATTCCCTTGGGTTTTGGTGGTTCTACCAAGGGTACTCGCACGTGCCACCTTAGTAAGCGTGTGGGGGGGATATAGTTTTCCCTTTTTCTTTTAAATTTCTATGACAGTCCGTGTCTAACTCATTAACATTGTTTATTTGAACCGCAGTGTTTCTGAGCTATTACTAAGCATGGACCGAGAGTGCCGG